CAGTTCGGCCAAGTGTCCGGGCGGTGCCATCCAGCATTCGTCGGCGATGGTGTAACGCAGGGACAGGCGCTGAAGGTTGGCCTCGTTCCAGATGCCGCGGCAGTAAAGCGTCATGCGGTCGAAGTCCGCAGTGGTCGACCTGTCGAGGTCGTCGCCCGAAAGACGCGCCTTCACCGGCGGGCAGTTGTTCCAGACCGGGCGGAGGTAACGCAGGGCGAAGTCCTTGGCCTCGGGGTCCGTGGCCTGAAGCACCATCGTCGGGCCAGGAGCGTTGGCGATGATGTGGCACGTCAGCAGGCGGGCGAAGAGGGACTTGCCGGACTGGATGCTGGCGAGGACGGTCAGGAGTTTGGTCTCTGGATCGGCGGCGATGCGTAGGGCCTCGGCCACCCACGGCGTGCGGTCGGAGCGGAACGGCCCGGGCATCGGCGAGTCAGGGATGGCGTGGACGTTGGACTCCAGCCACTCGACGACGTCGCCCGAGTCGGACGGACGCAGCACGTCACGGCCTACGCGGAGCAAGTCGGTCTTATTCATAAAGCCCTGCCTCCTTGAGCAGACGATACAGCTCGTCGGACAACTCCGACCACTTCCTCGGCTTGCGCTTGAACGGACGCGACGGCTTCGGCATCGGCTTGCGCTTGGCCTTGCGCTTACGCTTCGTCATGGGTCGATAGGTCGGCCTTGACGCGACGCACCCAAGCCTCGAGCACCTTCACGGCCTTCGCCGGGTTTTCGGGGTTACATCCTTCTGCGACATCGAGGGCGAGTTTATCCAGTCGGTTGACGATGCCGGCGGTCATCTCGCGCATGGCCTCGGTGGCCTCCTTGGCGGAGATGAAGTCTCGGGTGAGGATGACGCGTCTTTCCTGTTCGGCCTCGAGCTGCACAAGCGAGCGGAGGCTGGCGTTATAGGCTGACTGATATTTGCCCTGGTTGGTGTCCCCTTGTTCCATGGCCGCCTGCCAGACTCCGCGGGCCCGACCCACTAAGGCCCGGTGCTCTTCGATGGTCGAAGACAGGGAGCCGTCGTCGAGCTGATCGGGCGGTGTCGGAGCCAGACGCACTCGGGCGTCTTCCTGCGATTGCCTCCAAGCGGTGGCGGCCTCGACCGAGTCGATGGGCATACCCTTCTTGACCAGGATGGAGACGCGCTGTCGAGTGAGGCCAAGGGCCTCGGCGATTTCAGTTTGGCTGGGCATCGTTCTGAACGGTGTTAACCCACCAGACTAACTGGGACATCTTGATGACCGGGATGCCGTATGACAGGCACTCGGTGACGTAGAAGGCGGCAGGCTCGATGTCGTCTGGAAGCATGATGCAGACGTGCCGCTTGTTCAGGTGCTTGCGATAGACCAGGCACTGAGCCATGGCGGTAAGCATACCTTGGGACGAACATTCTTTCTTGGTCTCGATTGCCCAGTTGTATCCGGCCAAGTCTGCCCGCATCTGACAGCCAGGAACCTGCACCTCGCGCTGGATGTGGCGAGCGTGCATGATGTTTGCGTCCTTGAGCATCTGCTCTGCTTCGATCTGCATATGCAGTTCTGACCCGTGCGACCTTGAATACGAGCGATCGTCCCACTTGGACTTATTCGGGCTAGGCTTGAACTTATGAATAAGCACCTGGTCACGCTTACACTTGTCGTAAACACCGGCTTTGCTGATGGCCCTTCTGACTACCTCGCGTGAGTGCGTAAAGTCAAAAGCCTTACGCGTTGAGTGGATAGTTCCGCAGCGCTTGTACGCTTCGACGATTGCCGCGTCTCGCTTGGCCTTTTCGGCCCGGGCGAACTCGGCGAGCTGCCGGGTTTTCAAATCACAGGGCTTCATTGTCAACAGGCTGTTTTGTCGTGGTGACCACGTAAGAAAAGGTCGTGGTGTCGGGCCACGCGTGACGTAGGGGGGGGTCTAGGAGACTCCTTAGAGGGGGTATATGGGCCGTTTTCATCGCTTGGGCGTGGCAGGGGGCAGGGGGCTAGGCGCCTTATTCTTGCCGCGTCTGGCATTCACGTGAGGAAACAGACCGCACGCGTCTGAGTTTACCGTGCGTTGGATTTCCTTCGCCCTGGCACGCATCCAGAAGTGGGAGCGGCCATACATCTTGCCGATCAGGCGAGAGGACAGACAACCGGGCAGACTGAGCGCCCAGCGGATGAGCTCGACGTGACGACGGAAGGCGAAGTTGTCCGTGCAGGCCAGCGCATCCATGAAGCCCTTGAGCATCACGCCCACATGATCGCGGGAGATGAACGCATCGACCTCTTCGCGTCTGCCGATGTCAGTCGGGTTGAACGCCCAGTCAGGATGATTGGCGTCGATGTTGAAGACGTGCCGAGGTTGCGCCATCTCAGCGTAAGGCAGCACGCCGTTCTCTCGCATCTTCTCCTGGACCTTCTTCGGCTGCGCAAAGAACCAAGCGTCAAACGACTTGGCCTCCTTAGCCGGAGCCGTCAGGTCGTTGAGCCTAGCGCGTGTCACGCTGGCAATGTGAGCAAGGATATTGCCTAGGTGAATAAGCAAATCACATAAGCCTGCATGTGTTGTTCCAAAGCCCTGTCTTTGCATCGAGTCGTAAGTATCCTTTGCGGACAAAGGTGCGGAACAGGTTGGCCTCATCCTTGGCCCGCAGCTTAGGACGTGAGCCAGGGCTTACCATCCGGGCGTTCTGCATGATCTGGTCATAGCCTCGGCAAAAGACGTCGAGCCATCGTACCTTGGTCAGGCTCTCGGGCTGACGCTGAAGGAAGCGATGCACGGCTTGCTCAAGGATGGCCTGATGTTCGGCTATGGTTCTCCGGCCTGACGCGGATCGGGCGAGCATGATGGGCTTGGTCTCGGGATTGTCCCATTGTGCCTGGTAAGCCTTGAGGACGTTGACGCGCTTGGCCCGGGCAATCTTCTGCCGGACGCGGTCAGCCTCCTCTTGGGCAGGGGTGCGTTTCTTGCGGTAGTAGGCCATGGTCGTCAGATGCCTTTTGTATCTCGAGGGGAGGGGGGTAGGCCGCCGTCAAGGCGAGCCGTATCCCTTCCTCCCTCTCTACTTGCATGTCCCTGTAGCATACAGGGACTGCAGTAGAGACATAGATTTGTCATCGGTTTTGTCATCGGTTTTGTATAAGAGATTTAGCATTGGCCTTGCGGCCTATTTAAGGCTGGTTGGGTGGGTTGAGGCGGGGGTGGTAGCCATCACCCCTCCAAAGGGGCATGGCGGGCCATCCAAGGGGGTCTAATAGCCCTCTCCGTCCGTGGGCATGGGAGGCCCAGACCTGACCCAGCGGATTTCACCGCGCTTAGGGGAGTGGCGAATGTAAATCTCGCCGACGGGGGAAGGGCTGATGCCGTCGGTCATACCGGCACGGCTACGGCGCTTGGTCAGACCTAGGCGGTAGATCGGCTCGTCCCCTGGGCAACGTTGGAGGCAGGCTATTTCGCGGGCCCAGTTAGTGACCTCTGAGCTCCCAAACAGTTGGTATGCGAGGTCGGCCATGGTCTGGCCCTCCTTGTCCTTGGATGACTTCGGCTTCCCGGTGTGGTGCATGAAGACGATGATGACGCCCGTCTCGTTAAGGATAGGCTGGATGATGTGGCGCAGGAACTTGGCGGCCTCAGCGGTCTCGGAGATGTCGGCGCCGACAAAAGCCATGAGGGGGTCGACGAAGCAGATCGTGGCCTGATGCTGGATGACTAGCTTGCGCAGCACGTCTCCGAACTCCTTGCCCGTGGCGACGCTCTCGCGGTAGATGAACATGCGGTCCTTTAGTTCAGCCCTTTGGTCTTCGTCCAAGTACAGTCCGTTAATCTGGTCCTGCATAGACTCGGCCACGTCGCCGGCATCGTTCTCGGCTTGGATCACGAGCGTGCGCATCTTCATGCCATCGTTAGTCTTGATGCCGAAGAAGTCCTGACCGAGCGTCCAGTTGATGGCGGCCTGCATCATCAGGGCCGACTTGCCGGTGCCAGCCTGTCCGGCCATGACCAGGGAGCCGCCACGGCATAGCCAGCGATTGCCTAGCACGTTGGTCGGGTCGGCTTGGCGGTCGAACTTCATCAGCTCATCGATGGGCATGCGCTGCGCACCTTGGCGGACGCTCAGGCTCTTGCGCTTATCGGCTAGGCGGGCATAATGCTCGAGCAGAAGGTCGGGGTCGGTGGCCTTTAAGGAGATCAGGGAAGCCTCGCGCATGAAGGCCGCGTCGGCGATCATGTCAACGTGCTCCTGGCGTAGTTCTCTGAAACCAGCGTATCCGGTTAAGTCAGAGATAAAAGAATGCTCTACAATCGAGCCGTTTGAGTGAAGGTATGTAGATACCGTGGTCTCGTCGACAGTCTTGCCGTCTGCCTGCAGATAAAGAATGGCCGCGGCTACGTCGTGATGCTTAGGCTCGAAAAAATCGGACGGCTTAAGGTTAATTGGGAACGCCAAGTTATCACGGATGATAGCACCGAGGAGGTGGCGTTCCGCCGGAATATTGTTCGGAGGAGTCATGGAAGAGAGGGTTGGGGTTTGTGGGCGTGGGTGCCCGTGGTCAAGATGCTTTGCGTAGGATGCGGTCTAGGTCGGCCTTGCGGTAGTAAGGGACGCTCCGCGGGTTGCGGAGGATGCGGACAGGGAGGGCCATGCCGTCGATGCGGTATTGCACGCCGCGGACGGTGCGCCGGTGCTTGTGGGCATACTCGGAGAGGGTGACCCATCCCTTGGGGGCCTTGAACTTCTCGAGGGCTTCAGCTGCGGCCTTGGCGGCGGCCCAAGTCTTGAACCTGGGCGACAGGCGATAGATGAAGCGGCCTCGGCGGATGGTCTTCTGCTCAGCGAAGCCTGCCTTGACGATTCGGGCGAGAGGCAGAGAGACACCGGCCCGGGTCGTATAGCCTAGGAGGCGGACGACCTCCGTGGTCTTGTGCCAGCCTTCGGGAGTGTCGTCGGCGTTAATCGCGGCGACGAGGGCGTGGGCATCGAAGCGCTTCATCGGGCCTTCGGGGTGAAGACCTTGAGGTCAGTCGTCCAGACCCAGCGGGAGCCGACGCGGTGGACGAGCCAGACCTTCCAGTCCTTGCCGTCGACCCAGCCGGCGGCGAAGCCTGAGCCCCATCGTGAGGTCGCGAGGCGGTGTGAAGCGTAGGCCATGGCGTCTTTCTGGCAGAGACAGCCAGCGGAGAAAGCGGCGCCGCCTTCGGCCTTAGTCAAGTTGACCTGGGCGAGCGTGTGGGTGTGGCCGTGGATCAGAGCGCCTCCGCGGTCGGCGTAGTGCTTGCCCTGCTCGGCGGTGGCGTTCAGGCCGTGGGCGTAGCCATGGAT